CGCCGGTACCGTCCCTGCGGAGTGCAGACGGTTGTATGCAGAAAGGCGAAATGCAGAGAATCCGGCCGCCGCAAACTCGAGTGTACGCCAAAACGGGCCGAGTCGGGAAACGAATGGAAAGAAAGCGGAAAGAGGCACAAAAAATGAAACAGATGCAGATCTGTTGTACGCTGAACGACTGCAACTTGCAGGAAAGAGAAAAGCCGCTCGTTGCGCTTCTGATCTTCTACAAAGACTTTGATAAACTTCCTCTCGAAAGCTATCAGGAGGCGTTTGAAAAGCGCCTTTGGTTTGTCGACGGCGGTAAGAAAGAACCCGGAAAACAGGCAAAAAAGCCCCTAAACTGATGGATTGGGAACAGGATTTTCCGTTCATCGTGGGTCTCGTAAATCGCGTCTTGGGTAAAGAGATACGATCCTTAAAATACTTACATTGGTGGTCGTTCTTGTCCGCGTATACCGAAATAGGGGATTGCACGTTTCAAAAAATCGTATCCATACGATCCAAACGGGCAAAAGGGGTGCGGCTTGAAAAAGGCGAACGCGAATGGTATATGCGAAATCGGGAAATCGTCGATTTCAAGACGGAATTTTCCAATGAGGAAAACGAAATGCTCAGCCAATGGACGGGCGGAACATAACGAATTGATCTGTTCAAGAGAGGCGGTTTAGGCAGGATATTTGAACCGCAGAGAATCATTCTCCGAATGAGTTGTTATGATTTTCATTGCGGGGCTTCAAGCATTTCATCATTATATCCAATTTCAGCGAGATATAATCTGTTTGTTCTGATATGTCCTTTTCGATTTTCAGCAGACGGTCTTCCATTTTTGAAAATCGATCAAGCACATACGCAACCGTTAAGAACACGATACCGCCTACAATCCCAAAAACGAAGCGATATGGACAACAGCCAAAGCGATGCTTCCGACAATCGAAAGACAACCAAGTGCTGTGAAGAATCCAGAAATGAATTTCCCGCTTTTCATAATATACCTCTCAATCAAAATAAATTCTATGCAAATTATAGGTCAAATATATCGAAATGCCAATATGCGAGGTGAAAAATGCCCGAAAAAGCAGACGGCTCTATCATTATCAGCGCGGAGGTAGACGATAAACGTGCGCAAAGCCAGCTTGACGCGCTGGAGAAGAAGGTCAAAAAGCTGCAATACAGCATCGAGGATATGCAGAGCAAGCGTTCCCCGCTGGTCGAGCAGATGCAGGCATACGGCGCGGAGCTGGACAAGGCGAAAGCGAAGCTGGCCGAGCTGAAATATATGCAGGCACAGGACGCCGAGGTGCTGTCCGGCAAAACGCCCATCGGCGACGGAAGCGAGTTTATGCGCGCAAAGGCGCGGCAGAGCGCTCTTGCGGCCGATATAGAGCGGCAGGAACAGGAAGTCGCCAAGCTGGAAAAGACGTGGGCGGACGTCAGCAAGCAGGTCGGGTTTTACGACGAGAAAATCAAGTCTGCACAAGTCGAAATCGAACGCGCCTCCGAAGAAGCCGCAGAGATCGTGGAAAGAACAAACGCGTCCGCACAGGCCACGAAGAATATGGCGAAAGCTGCGAAAAAGGCCGAGAGTGGGTTTTCGCGTATTCTGAAACGCATCAAGGGCGTTGCGGCGTCGGCGTTTCTCTTTTCCGCAGCCTACAAAGGCTTCAACGCGCTGTCCTCCTATCTTGGCAGAATGATAAAGACGAAAGGGAACCTTTTGACGGCGTTCCAGCCGATATATGAAGCTGTATCTCCCGCGCTGGAAACGATGCTGGGACTTGTGGCGGATGTGACGCGCGGCATCGCGCAGTTTGTGAGCGTGATTTTCGGGAAGTCCGTGAAAAGCTCCGCAGAGGCCGCGAAAAAGCAGTACGAAATGTCGGACGCGATCGAATCCACCGGCGAAGCGGCCGAGCAAGCGAAGAAGTCTCTGGCCTCCTTCGACGAACTGAACATTCTGGACACGTCCGCGAATGCGGACGTGTCCGGCGTGACCGACGCGGCGGACGAGATCGAGGCGTCGTTTGAGCTTGTCGAGGACGCCGCGACCGAATCGTGGGTGGACAAGCTGACGAACAGCGATTTCGGCAAGGGTTTTGTCCGGTTTTGGGAAAAGCTCAAGGATACCCTAACGCCTGCCTTCGAGACGATTTGGGACGGCGTCACCACGGCACTGGGGTGGGTAATAGATAAAATTCTCAACGCAAATCCAAATGCAATAGAAGCCATATTGACATCCATTACCACTATTTCTACGGCTCGGCTTGGGCCACCGGCGAAACGATGAGCGCCGGCGACGTCATCAAGCTGACCAACAGCAGCGGCAAGACGATCCAGCTTTCCACGGCGCAGACCGATATGACGTACAGCGGCAATGTGCTGACCATAACGCCGCATGGCTACAGGGATGAAAACTGCATCGGAATCTGTCTGCGCTTTGTGCGCGCCGGCTCTTACAGCCGTCCGTTCATTACGAAGTTATACCAGTGATCCATCGGCAGGAGGTGAGAGATATTGTACATCGACATCGCGCAGCTTGCGGCGTTTTTGGGTGTGCCGACGGCGGTGACGGGGCTGTTTTTCTGGCTGCTGAAGCGCCGCATCGACAAGCGCGAGGACGAACGCGCCGAGATCGAAAGGGCGCGGAAGGAGTTAGACGTCGCGCTCATCAAGGGCGTGAACGCCGCCATTGCACTCGGAGAGGCGACCGCCAAAGCCGTCCAGCGCATCCCGGACGCCCACTGCAATGGAGTTCGTCCTTTGGACGAACTCCGCGACATGTCCGAAGCGCTCCATTACGCCTCCGAGGTCAAGCACAGTCAGAAGGATTTTCTGATGAAGCAGGGCGTCGAACATCTGCATGATAATAAATAGGAGGTGCTCGCAATGCTGAGAATCGTACCCGTTTCCTTGAAAACGGCAAACGCATATGTAGCGAAGCAGCACCGTCACCACAAGCCCGTGACCGGGCACAAGTTTTCCATCGGCTGCACAAACGCTCAGGATGTGCTTGTAGGCGTCGCGATTGTGGGGCGGCCTGTCAGCCGCTATCTTGACGACGGGCAAACCCTTGCGGTCAACCGTCTATGTATGCACTGACGGGACAAAAAATGCCTGCGGTATGCTGTACGCCGCAGCATGGCGGGCAGCGCAGGCTATGGGCTATCGCAAAATCATTACATATATCCTTGATACCGAAAGCGGCACAAGCCTGCGCGCCGCAGGCTGGAGCTGTGCCGGGCTTGTGGGCGGCAAGCGCTGGACGGGCAGCCGTCGTCCTGTTACCGACCTCTACCCGGCACAGATGAAATACCGTTATGAAAAAAGCGCTCATTAAAGGATGCGCAAAGCAAAAAGTACAAAAAGGAGGAGTACACACAATGGACTTTTACGGAATCACATCGGTGGCGGCGATCACGGTCATCTGCGCGCTGGCGGCGCAGGCGGTCAAGGCGACGCCGCTGGACAACAAATGGCTGCCGGTCATCTGCGGCGTGTTAGGCGGGGTATTGGGCGTCGTGAGCGCCTACGTCATCCCTGATTTCCCCGCATCCGACCCCATTGCCGCCGTCGCTGTCGGCATCGTTTCCGGCCTCGCCGCCACCGGCGCCCATCAGGCCGTCAAGCAGCTTTCCGGCAAAACCGATTCCGACAATGAAACGGAGGACGATGCGAACAACGAAACGGAGGACAGGTAGGTAATGGATGTTGAATGCTCTGTCAGCCTCGGAGACTGTTATGTAACGTTGGAGTTGAGCGAAGTCGGCAAGGACGAAACCGAAAGGGCTTATGCCTTGTACTTAATCGATGCCTTTTATGAAAACGTGCTGCATATGGACAAACCTCATAGAAAAGCAGAGGACAAGTAGGACAAAACAGAAAACCGCCGCAGCAAACGCTGCGGCGGTCGAGAAGAAGAAAATTATTTTTCAATCGGCACAATGTCCAGCTTATACCCGAGCGGACGCAGCACTTTATGCAGCGTATCAATCTGCGGAATGCTTCGGAGGCTTTCCATTCGAGCAATCGCCGACTGCTGCAAACCGGCACGTTCCGCAAGCTCTTTTTGTGTCATGCCCCTGCTTTCCCGAGCTTCGATCAGTTTCCCGATCAGAGAAACCTCAAAGTCGATGCGATCCTTTTCCTCCTGTGTGATCAAATCGGGATCATTCCACAAGGATTCGAACGTTGTAAATTCCCGTTTGTTGTTCATATTCATAAAATTCAGCCCTCGCTTTCCAAAAAATCAGCTAAGTTTCGTTTGGCTTGTTCGATGTCCCGCAACGGTGTTTTCTGCGTTTTCTTGATAAAGTGATGGAGCAGTACGAATGTGTCATCTTTCCAGTAGCAAAACAAAATCCTGTTATCCAGCGGCCGAAGCTCCCAAATGTCGCCATCTATGTGTTTGATAACGGGCGCTCCGATTCTTGTCCCGTAGGATTCCAAAGCACGGATGTAGGTTAATATTTTCTCTTTTTTGATGCGTGCGTGTTTGCTTGTCTTCGCCTTCTCGGCCAAATCTTTCAGCATCTCCGCAATTGGCTCTCTACCGTGTTTGTCTTTATAGAAAATCACATTGTACCGCAATAGTTTTCCCGCCTTCCACCTATTTATATTATATCATATTTGTTATTATTTGTCAATATCAAATTTGTTATATCCAGAAAGGAGTATCCTATGTCCACAACAACCACCGTAAAAATCTATCTCGCGCCGGCGAATCATTACAACGCCTACTGCATAGCCGGCTACAACGAAAAGACGCAGTGCGAACAGCTTGCAAGGCTTGTGCAGGAAAGGCTGTCCGCCTGCGACGGCACAGCGGTCTATCACACCACCGTATACGCCGACAGCCGCGATTACAAGGGCCGCCCCGAGGAGGCCGCCGCGCTGGGCGCCGACTATTACATCGCGCTCCACGACAACGCCTATCAGGGACGGCACAGCGGCGCGCAGACCTTCTACCACCCCGACAGTACGCGCTCGAAGGCGCTGGCGGCGGCAATTGCGGAAAAGCTGAACGCCGTCTGCACGGTGCCGGTCACGTTCCCGAACCCCGTGCGGAGCGGGATGGACGCGTTCGACGGCGCGGGCTACGGCGAGATTCGCGAGCCGTACAAGCGCGGGATCATCCCCGTAATTGTGGAAGTCAACTTCCACGACTACGAGCCGGCAGCGCGGTATCTGATTGACCATCAGGACGAGCAGGCCGACGCCATCGTGCAGGCCATCGCGGAGACGTTGGGACTGAAAAAGAACACCACGCCCGCGCCGACGCCGAGCGTGCAAGCCTTCCCCGACGTTCCCGCGTCGGCGTGGTACGCAGAGGCCGTGAACGAGCTCGCCGCGCGGGGTATCCTCAACGGCTATCCCGACGGCACCTTCAAGCCGGAGCAGACCGCCACCCGCGCCGAGGTTGCCGTGATGCTTTACAGGGCGCTGGAGAAACGAAAATAAGAAAAAGCCTCGGGCAAATGCCGAGGCTTTTTCTTATGCAAAAGAATAGCGTTATTCTTTTGTCATCACCAATCCAAACACACATGACGATACGGTCAAAATATGTTCGGACTGATTTGATAATGGCTCCCCCTGTTGGGCTCGAACCAACGACCCTGCGGTTAACAGCCGCATGCTCTACCGACTGAGCTAAGGAGGAATGTATGCGTGTGTAGGAGTGAGGGGGGCCAGAAGCCGAAATGAAAGGCTTCCGTTTTGAAAGGACCTCCCAGAACCTTCCGAACCTTCCCCGCGCTTACCCGCCCGTGAACGGATCAGCCGCCCTGCCAAGCAAGGAAAGCGAGGAAAGAAGAACCCGAACAAGAGAAAACAAGAGGAAACGCGAAGCAAACCTGCAGCCGCACCACGGCGAAAAAATGCAAGATGAAACAGGTTAAACGACAGCGCGTCTAAGCCGAAGCCGCACACCGGGAAAAGCCGCCCGCGCATCCTGCGCCGCCGCAGCCGAGCGGCCCGCACCCCCGCCACCGGCAAAGAAAAACGCCGGCCGAGGCGAAAATGGATGGGAACGCACTTCACAGATGAAACCCCCGCCGTCCCGCGCAAGCCGACAACCGGCTTTGATGGGCTGCAAAAGCATTCGCGTGCAGCCGCGCCCCGCCGGGAGCGCGGAAGGAGGAATAGAGAACCGTCCTGCAAAAGCGCAGGACGGAACCGCCGCCTCCCCGCCGGGGGAGACGT